TTAACATATACCCAGCCAAGAATACGACCATACTTCTCAGATGAGTCCATCTTTTCAGTCTTTATAACAACAGACTTAGCATCTTTAAGATGTTTTTTTAAATATTCTTTAGATTCTAGCCCTAAAGCTTTTTCAATTTTATCTTTTGTGCGAGATTCTGGAGTGTCAATACCAGCAAGTCTTACACGAGATGCAAACATAATATCAAACCCCATATCAATAACAACGTCTATTGTGTCTACATCAACTACGTTAGTTACATCTTTAACAAAATACTCATACATAATTACTCCTCTAACCTTGAACGTTCATCAATAATTTCAACCATAAAGCTCATCATATTCTTATATCCAATAGTATTGTTCATAATTTTATTGTAATGGTGAGAACAAAATAGTAGCTCCCCCACGTTTCCAATTACTTTAACATATGCTTGTGAAGTACAGGAGTCACACCTGTCTGTTGCATCAAGCAAATAAACTTTATCTTGTATTTCCATTGTACTCATAAGTATACTACTTCTTTCTATTATTCGTAAAAACCTTATCTTTGTTTTTTTATTATTTATACATATCTTCCTTCAAGTTCTTTAAAATCATTATAACGATAACCCCAAATACCAGTAAACTGTCTATCTTTTGAATCAAATCCTCCACTAACGGCATGGCACATCTTATACATATCTGGCATAACAATATCTCCCTGTTTCCATTTATGTACAATACGAATATCTAAATTATAAAGTATTTGCTCTTGAATAAAGTTCATCATTTCTTCATATGTTTTTATTTCATCTTTTGTTGGTTTTCTTTTATCAAATAATTCAAGTTTTGAATATGGAGAAATATTGCTAAGTCTTATTACTGGGTTATTACTTATCCAATGATATCCGATTAAATCATGAGTTATTTTATTATGTGAAAGAGAACATTTTTTAGAAAATTCTTTATACTTTTCTGGTAAACTTATAAATATTTTTTCTGTGTCTACAAAATAAGTTTTACCATTTTCAGGATTAGTAGTAAATTTATGCATATTCCATGTAGCTGCAATTATTGGATTTGAATAAGATGGGTGTTCTACGTGCCAGTTAAGAATTACTTTATTATTGTCAGTAACGTTAGTTAAGTTATCACTTGTTAACCTGTTATGGTCTTCTGTATATGAATTATTTAAGTATGAGTACCACCCAAAACTATCTCTTAACACGTTATGAAGTTCTACATGTTTTTCATGAGATAGGTTTGCATCTCTAAAGACTAAAATTCCATTGTTAATAAAAATATTTTTATAAAAATCAATATTTTTTGATACTTCTTCAATACTTATAAAGTCTATTGGATCTGTATTTATCATTTATTTTCCTTTATTGTCTGTAGAGTAAAAACCACTACCTGTAAACTGTACACCTACATTAGAGTATACACGAACTAAATTTGTACTGCAAGTTTCACAAACATAACCAGGATCGTTTTCTTTGATAGAACGTTCCTTTACATATCTTTGTGCACATGGCATGCAATCATATTCATATAGTGCCATTTATCACTTTATTCTTTTGCCAAACTTAGCCCAAACTCTTTCGTGTAAAAAGTAACCCAGTGCTTCCCATCCAATATAAATAAGAGCACCAAGACTTGCATATTCCCACTCACCAGTAAATAAGTAAATTACACCAGCAACACCAATTAAGTGAAATGTTTCCCAGCTCAATGTTTTTAATAGTGTTCTTTTTGTTGACTCCATATTAATTTTCCTCAATCTCTTTAAATATCTTTCTAATTAATTATAGCATTACAAGGCCTGTATTGTCAACCTATTGTATGTTCTTATTCTGTGACAATTAGCACAAACTACTTCACATTTTGATATTTCTTTTTTTATTGCTGACCAGGAAAATCCATCATGAATCATTCTTGAAATATTATATTTTTTATCATGTAGGTGATCAAAATCTAATATTATATGATTTTTTACTCCACAATCAACACAGCCAGACAATTCTTTTATTTCTGACAGTCTTTTTTTTAACTGTTGCTTATTATAATGTACCAACTCTTTGTCAGTCATAGGATTTAATTATACCAATAAATATTAAAATGCCCCACACAGGTAATTCAGGCACAATAGCCACGGTCATATAAATGGGTAACTAAACCATCTCTAAGGTCCTGTGTGGGGACACCAATATTGTACTACTTGATTTTAATTGTTTTTGGTTTCTTTTCTTCAGGAACAATACGATCAATACTTACATTGAGCATACCGTCTTTAAGATCAGCACCAGTTACTTCCATGTATTCTCCAAGAGCAAATGTGCGGGTAAATTTACGACCAGCAATTCCCTTGTGTACAACTTCTGCATCTGTTACTTCTACAATCTCACCCTTAATAATAAGTGTTCCATTATCTACTGACACATTAATATCATCTTTTGTAAACCCTGCAATTGCAAGAGATAGTCTGTATGTGTCTTCATCTAGTTTAAGAAGATCATAAGGTGGATATGATTGTGAATTTGTTTTATGTGCTGTATTTAAACGACTTAGCTCTCTGTTGAAGCCAATAAAAAAAGGATCATTGAATAGATCCATTGCAAATTGTGTTACCATTTTATTCCCCTTTCAAGCGAATAAGTTAATGTATCCCCGTAGGCAATACAATATAATTATATCATAGAATAGAGTGTGTTTTTAGTTGCCAATCTTCATAAGACCTCTAGAGGCCTCAAATTTTGAATAAAAATCATTCAATTCAATCCCTGTTGCTTTCTTAAATCCTGCTGAAAAAGAACCTTCAGTCCCAGTAAATTTAAATATATTCAACAAACTTTCAAAACCAGCTGAAGCAATAATATATTCAGCTGCAGCCTGCCCTATTCCATAAGGATTGGTTTCAAAGTTATCGTAAGTGGAAAGGGGTTTGATATTTTGATACTCCGAATTAAAATTAACCTGACTATTTCTAGCGTTTTTATAAGAATCAAAACCTAATTTTTCAACGATGTAGTAACCAAAATAGTTTGCAGAACCTTCCATGAACCACCTTGGAACAGATTGTGCATGACCTGGTGGAAATCTTTGTATATTGTACCCTAAAAGCGAATACTGAACTGTATGAAATACTTCATGTGCTGGAGTTGATCGTCTAACTATGTCCCATTCTTGCAAAGGATTTAAAGAGATCAATAAAACTAAGTTTTTATAACCAGCACAGTAAGCATCTTGTTTTCCATTAGAGCACGGATAAGGACTATTGGGATCTCCAAACCATACACCCGCATTTCCAACTGTTTGCTTTGACCATTCGTGAGAATTCCCAAGAAAAATTTTTACCTTTTCTCGCTCAACTTTTGAAAAGAAACCATTTGTATAGTCAAGCATTTGTGTAATCCACTTACGGTCTGTTTCTCTTACTGAATTTTGAATAATTATTTCATAAGAACTATCTGGACGAACAACTCCTGCATACAAATCTGTAGAATCAAGCGCTGATTTAACCAGAGAGTTAACTTCAAATTTAGTTGACCAAGGAACAAAAGGTTGAACCTTTGGTATACTTGTATCAAGTTTTTTGATCCAAACATTTTTATTATTTGTTTTCTTTACACATATATATTTTTTGTTATCAACTATTTTTATTTTGTTTACTGTTTTACAATTATTATTAGATATGCTTACATTTGCATATGAATTTGACGGAATTATAATATTTAAAAATAATAAAAATATTAAAAACTTTTTCATTACTACTCCTTAATTTTAAAAACTACTTGGCAGGGATCTCCGCCTTCTTCCCATTCTTGCATTTCTTCATCTGTCATGTATGAGTCGCCATCATGAGTATTGCAAAATGGTTCTGTTATCCAGCCTCTTTGAATACCATTTTCAAGCCAAATCTCAAATTCATTAAAATCACTTTCTTTGTTTTGAATATCTTTTAGTATTTCTTCAAACTCTTCACTCATTTATATAGTATACCTTTAAACGCTTACTACGTCAACTGGACCCATACATGATGGACTAAATTTAATTGCAGAGTTTATTGCACCAACCACCCTTTTTCTTGCATCTTTTGTTTTTTCTGTAGCATTTAAGTATCCATAAGCATATTCTGCTCCAGATCCCATAGCTAGGTATGGCAGTGTGTATTTAGATAAAGACATGTCAGCTGAGCTATGCTCATAAAGGTTTCCTCTTACTGCAATAATCATTCCAAAGTCTGAATCTTTTCCAGTCTCTACCCACCAGTCATTATAGAATGTTTTTAATTGTTTAATAAATTTAGTTTGCATAAATTTATCTGTATCTTTTATATCTGGTATATAAGGATTAAAATTATATCTTAATCTTTCGCCATCCATTGATCCAGCGTATCCAATTAAATATGGTCCTAGTTTCCAAACCTTAGGAGCAGTTAATGACAAAATGGTGTTATCATCTGAGGCACCACGATCTCCAGCCATATAAATTTTATTGTTTATTTCATCACGAACAACCGCAATACAGGTCATCAGAACTCCCCCAAATAAGTATATTTAAGTATACCAGCAAAACTTTAAAAGGTCAAGTAGGTTATTTTATATTTTGACCGCAAGATGGGCAGGTTTTTGCCTTATTTTGAGATTTTTTAGCAGTGGCTGCAGGTGCTGGTGTTGTTGCTGTTTTTGTTGCCCCATATTTTGGACGACCAAAACCAACAATTGAAATCATCACTCCAGCCTTATTTTTCTTATAAGCACGTAGTTGCTTGCAAGTTTCTCCGCCATTTCGTTGGCTTCCTTTTTTCTTTGAAGTAGTATTTCCTTCAATACACCAAACGGTTCCATCTTCATTGTCTTTTACAACAATTCCAACATGAGAAATCCTGTCAACCCCATCTGAAGGAAAATCAAAATAGGCAATATCTCCTGGTTCTGGATCTGCAA